CCAGGCAAAGCATATACCGATATGGTAATTTCGTGTCTATTAGATTATGGTGAACCATCAAATCAAACAGCATTTGATAATGTTAATAGTATCAAAAGCAATTATGCTTTTGATGAATTAGGACTTATTAGTAGTTCAGGACAATTATTAACACACGTAACTTTTTCTCCAATTATAAAATCTTCAAACAGACAATTAGATATAACGTATGTTGTTCGTATATCAACATTATCTTCGTTAAGTGCATAGGAAAAAATGGCATATCAAATAAAAAATACTAATGGAAATATTTTAACATCTGTTCCCGATACCCAATTAGTATCCACTTATGGTGGATTAAGTCTTATCGGAAAAGATTACGCTGGATTTGGAACCACGCTCAATACAAATTTAGTTAGGATGGCAGAAAATTTTGCTAATTCTACACCTCCGTCAAATCCATTTATAGGTCAAATATGGTTTGACACCGTTTCTGACGCTATCAAATTTTGGGACGGTACAACTTTCAAGTCCATTAGTGTTATTACCGCTGCAGATACCGCTCCACTCAATCCAATTGAAGGGGACGAATGGCTTGACTTAATCAACCTTCAATTATATGTATGGAGTGGAACTGAATGGATATTAATTGGACCGCCTAGTAATCAAGGTGCGGGAAAAGAAGGATTTATAGTTGCACCGGCAATAAATACACCAAATGGTAATGTAATTTATCTTGAATTATATGCAAATAATAATTTAATGGCAATTGTATCATCTGAAGAAATTATTCAACCGGGAATTGGTGGGTTTGGAAATATAAGGCCAGGTCTCAATTTTGCAACTGCTCCAACATACGGCATAACAGAAAGTGGTATTTATAATTTAACCGAATTAACATTAGGCGATAACGACCAAATTGATTTTAGTATAGATTCAAATAATAATATGGTAATGGCCGTTGACAATGGAAATGTGATGTATGCAACCAATGGAAATAGCTTATTGCCAGGTGAATTTGCAAATTTAACCGGAACTGTTTATTTTAATAATGTTGTTGCAAATTCATTGGTGGCACCGGCTCCCGGAACTGACGGTGATTTTTTATTTAATTCACATGGAGCCATAAATGCAACCCCTGTTCTAACAATTGACTCTACAAGAACTAATATTAATGTCGAAAATAATTTAACAGCGGGAAAATTGGTCGTGTCTGGGGCAACTACACTTAATAGTAATTTATCGGTAGATGGCCCGTCGGTATTATCTTCACAATTAGATGTGATCGGAATAGCAAACCTCGAAAATCAACTAATAGTCGGTGGAAATACAACACTATCCGGTACATTAGATGTGATCGGAATAGCAAACCTCGAAAATCAACTAATAGTCGGTGGAAATACAACACTATCCGGTACATTAGGCGTGACCGGATCATTAACTGTCGATGGATTAACATCTCTTCTGAACCCATTAAATGTATCCGGGGTAACAACATTATATGAACAACTAAATGTGACGGGAAATGCAACTTTTTCTAGTGATTTAATTGTAAATAATGCTGCAATAATCAATGGTCAATCATTTTTTATTGGAAATGCCCTTGCAAGTAATAATCTTACCGTTAACGGAAAAATAATTGGTGAGGGAACTTTAGATATTACTGGTGTAACTACCATAAATTCTGGTACATCTGGGGCATTCTCCTTGCCATCTGTTGCCGGCATAATAGCAGGCTCCGCATTATTAACAAATGCAAATGGAACAACACAATGGGGAAATATTAATTTAAATTTTAATAATCATTTATTGGCAACCAATGGTTATCAGGTATTCCCAGGTGGTTTAATATTACAATGGATGACTGGTTCAACTGAATTGAGCACAAGCGCAAGAGGTCCTTTTACCGAGCAGTGGCCATTGACTTTCCCAAATAACTGTTTCTTGGTTTTACCTTCAACAAAATTTGATAATTATGTATCTGATACCGGTTGGCAAGGTACTTCAATATACCTAAATGGTCCAGGAAATTACACGAGTACAATTAATTTATGGCAAGATTTACGAGGAGACGGAGAATCATCTTCCACATTCAGAGTATTATTAATTGGAATCGGGAATTAATTTATTGACTTTTTATAAATAAAAATATATCATCATAATATGATTTTTATAATTGATGCATTAGCGGGTGCTGGAAAAACATATTGGGCGGTTGAAAAAGCAAAAGAACTTGTTTCAAAAAAGCAACATGTTCTTTTCTGTTCTCCATCTACCGACTTACAATATGAAATGGCAACTCGATTAGGATCAACACCGTATAAAATTATTAATTATATGGAATCAAAAGATACAGGTGGAGTTACTTCAACTATTAGCAATTATTTAAAAAATCCATATAAAAATGAAGTTTTAATTATTACGCATAGTGCATTCAAAAATATTTCCAATTTTCCTAAAAAGAAAAATTGGACCATTTTTATAGATGAGGAAATTAGTGCAATAGATTTTATTTCATTTAATTTAACCGATGCATCTAATTATCAAATTGGCTGTGATCTTGAACACGAAATTCCCGAAATAAGTTCTTGGAAATGTCAAGACGAAGGATTTATGGAAATAAATCCTAAACACGGGTGTAATAAAAGCGACATTAATTTTTTAAAATCATTATGTTATAGTAATGATATGGTTTATCCATCTTTTAAAAAATTCATCCAATTATTAATAAATCCAAACATGCAAATTTATGCCGACACCGGGGTAATGACCGCTTTTCGTTTTGGGTCACCGGACGTAGAGATGTGGGCCGAGCTCAATACCAATATTTTTAATGGGTTTAAAAATTTATATTTAATGGGCGCACGTATTCAAAATAGTCAATTAATTTCCTATTTAAAATTAAAAAAAGTACCTATTAAATTATTAGATATTCCAAAAAGATTTAGTAATCATAATCAACCAATTATTATAAAATGGATGTCTAATTATCCATTATGGTCGAAAAATTATTATAATCAGCAAAATAAAGTAGAACCCAGTATAACAAATTTTGAATTATTCGATATGTTAGTGGGAAATTCAATTGGTGAAGAAAAAATATTATTACAAAATAATAAAGGTAATAAATTTAAATATGTTAAAAATCCAAATTGGATGCCGTTTGAAGTTAAAGGACTAAATCAATATAGTGACACATTACATTATGCTGAGGGTGGAGCGTATATTTGGCCACCCGCTTATCAAAATCAAATGACTGCATTAGGATTTGACAGTGATGAAATTTTGCTAAATAAAACATTAGATCATGCATATCAAGGACTAATGAGAGGTTCTTTAAGAAATGGGACGTTCAATAATAATAATAATATTATCTTTTTGCCCACGGAAAAGATGGCGCAAAACATGAGAAATATTTATTTTCCCAATGCAATAATTAAACAAATAGAAGGTGCAGAATATTTTTTTAAGTAATAATGGTCTGACAGCCAAATTCTGGAGAATAAATACTTTTGTATGGTTCCACATCACGGACTCGTATTCTCTCCAGAAACGTAATGCTCGATCTCTTGTCAGAGGGGTCGAGCAATTTTTTATGGAGAAAATATGCAAGATTATCTGACTGAAATAAAAACATTAATTCAACCTGCTAAAGACAATGAAACTTTTAAAATTCAATGGAAAAATAAATGGCGAGAAATAATTGACAATGCTCCGCCTAATATTACTGTTGAAGATTTGTCATTAATAATTCAATTTGTAAAAACCGAATGGAAGTTATCAGAAAATGAATTGTTAAAATATACAAGAAAAATTTCTGTAATTGAATTATTAGGATCTTATCCAAAAACACCTGATGAATTCGTAGAATTATACACAACGAAGAAAAAAATATCAATTCGACTTGATTCACTAATTAACCCATCATATATTCGTGGAATTTGTTCTTTGGTTGATTTATATGACGAATTATATGCGTTTAATATCGACAATTTTTTAAGAATCGACAAAAAACGGCTGGAAATTGCTCTTAATACATGGTATAATACCGGTCTATCTTTTTGTCTTATATCATTATCTGATTATGTTACTGATAGATTTGCTTCAAAACAAGATGCACCCAAAAATTTAGAAGCTGAAAAGGAATGGGATAAATTTATCAATATCATTGATAAAAATGATAATAAACGAATTTATACTAAAGCGATTATGAAACATTTTATTTGGAATGTTAAACGAGTAATGAATCCGCAAACATTACTCGGTACCGTCAATCCAATTATGCCTGTGTTGGTGGGCAGAACTGGAAATGGTAAATCAACAGCAATAGATAATTTTATTTCTCCACTCAAAAATGGCGGCTATGTAAAAACCGATTTTGATAAATTGCTTGATCCCAATTATTATATTCAAAATGCTAATACCCCAATCGCTTTTTTAGATGAAATGGCAAGATTGTCAACTGCGGATCAAAATAATCTTAAAGCATTTATTACATCCGACATTATTACAGCCAGAAAATTTCATACCCAAATGATTGAACATAAAAGTAAAATTATTCAATTAATAGGTACCTCAAATTATTCGCTATCAGTTATTTCAAATGACACTACATCATCTAGGCGATTTTATGAAATTGAAACTCCAGATGATATGAAATCAAAAAATTCTTTTTGGTATGAAAAAATTAATTGGTTATTATTATGGCAATCAATTGATCCAACCACAAAAAGTCCATTATCTTCTAAATTAGCAAATGATGTATTCACCATTCAACAAAATCAACAACGAAAAAAGAATTATGTTGAAGAATGGATTTGGTCTGAGCAAATTACAGGAGGATGGAAATCAGCAACAGAAGTTTTTAATAATTGGCGTGATTGGGCATCCACAAATGATACATATCATTATTCAAAAGCAAATTTTGCTTCATTTGGAAGGGAATTAACGGCTATTGAAGGGGTAACCAAAAAAAATAATGGAAAGATCTTTTATTACTTTGATATAGATTTTTCTAAATTGGCAGGATTTTTTGAGTAAGTATCATATCGTGCTGATTTATACTTACTCGTCGTTATTGATGATATGATGATTCCGATGATTATGATGATTTTTAATGTAATAGCAAGTTTTTTATATATTGTATTTTTATTTTATAATTATTATTAAAGTTTAAAATATTATAATAACTATCGGAACTATCATATCATCAATAACGACAAGTGTTTTAAAGTCCGATAGTTCCGATAGTTCAGATGATCTTATTTTATAATCAAATTTAATAATATCTAATTTGATATTTACGAAGAATCAATGACTAATAAAATATGTTTGCCAATGTTTCCTAAACTAATATCGTGTTTTATAATTTTTACGGTTTAAAATTTTTCGAGAACATTATTTTATAGTAATAAAATTTTTTCGAAGACTGTTTATTTTTATATTACGGTTATTTTATTATATAAAAAATTTTTGGGTTACTTTTAAAAATTTCGGGGTTATTTTTTATTTTAAAAGATTGGTTTTGCTTCGCATCCAGAATTTTGGTTTTTTTGTAGTGCTTTTTCCACCCGCGCAGAGTAATTGGTAGTTAGACCATCAAAATTACCCGTTGTAAATTATTGATTATAAAGGACAGAAATTAGAAAACTGCTCGGTTTTTGACGTTAAGCTATAACATGTACAAGTTAATAATTAAAATGTATTTTTGATGCGAAAAATACGGTTTGCATAAATATTAATATGGAAGACATTGGACATTGGCATTTTATTAAAGATTTTGATCCTGAAGAATGGGTTGGGTTCATTTATCGAATTTATGATACTCAAACGGGAAGAATGTATATTGGTAAAAAATTTTTTTGGAAAACGATAAGAAAAATAGTCAAGAATCGAAAAAATAGAAAGAAGGTTATTAAATCTTCTGATTGGAAAACGTATACTGGTTCATCTAATTGGCTTAACAGTGAAATTGCACTATATGGTAAAGAACGGTTCCGTTTTGAAATTGAATCATTACATGAATCTCGTGGAACCCTAGCATATGCAGAGGTAACAAAAATTATTTTGGAAGATACACTTCGCAAAACATTACCAGACGGAACAAAGGCATACTTTAACGGGTTGTGCCCCCCAATAAAATTTCGTCCAGGAAATGAAACGGAAAAGGAAAAAGAATATCGAATTTAGATAAATTATATTCATTTGAGGTGAATAACAGTCATGAATACGCCGATTTTAACTCCACAAATTATTCATTCAGCTTTTAAAACATTAGCAAAAAAAATTCACCCTGATGTTAATAATAATAGTAATTCAACCGAAAAATTCCAACATCTTAAAGAAGATTATGATAAATTGTGTGCTTCATTATCTAAAATTTATATTGTAAAGATATCGATATCTTTACAAGATTCGATTTTAGGATGTGATCGATTTTTTATCAGCAATGATGGCCAACGAAAATTCTTGTTGGCAATACCAATCGGTATAAAAGATGAAGATACAATTCAATATAAAAATGTTCAACTTGATCCAAATCAATTTTCAATTTTGCAGGTAAAAATTCATATTATTTTACCGAAAAATTTTTTCATTATTAACGGTAAATTAATTCAAACAATTCGTATTTCTATATGGAAAGCGTTTATTGGGGGATCTTTTAATTTTTTTGGGCCTGATGGTGCAAAATTAAAAGTTATTTTGCCTAAAAAATTAAAAAACGATTCAATTTTTAAAATTGCAAAAGAAGGGTTAATTGATAGAAATTTTTTAGTTCGAAACGATTTGTATGTTAAGTTTCAGACATTTTTTTATTGACTTTAATTCGTATATTTGCTAATATTAAAATATTATGAAAGGGAACAACATGGACACTAAATCTAATCCGTTAATTAGAAATTTAATCGATATGAGTTTTACCACAGCTTTGCAATTAAAGCAAACTACGATTACAATTGAACATATTTTACATTCGGTTTTTATGGATCAGGGTGTAAGCAATTATTTTAGGGAAAAAGGTGTCGATGTACAATTATTAATGTCGGAATTGTATAAATTTATCCAACAGCAAACGCCATATTTGCAAAATAAAATGTTCAGTAATAATGACGATCCAAATATTATGACGGGTCAAATTACGGCTGCAACGCAAAAAATTCTGCTTGATGCAGTATTATCCGCAAAAAATGTCGGGGAAAATCTTTCATATTTTCATTTATTGGACACAATTTTTTCTAACGCCGAATCTTATGCTAGTTATTTTATGGCGAAATACGGAATTAATAAACAAATGATTGCTGAATTGGCGACACTTTCCCTAGATGCAAATAAAACAGTATTTGAAGAATTTTGTGTTAATTTGAATGAAAAGGTTAAAAAAGATTCGGATCCTCTAATTGGTAGGAAGGCTGAATTATTTACGATCGCTCACACACTTTCCAAGAAACGGAAATCAAATGTTTTACTTACCGGAGAACCTGGTGTAGGTAAGAGTCAATTAATTGAAGGTCTTGCACAAAATATTAATACGGGAAAAGTACCAAATACATTAAAGAATAAAATTATTTATAGTTTAGATGTCGGTTCGGTATTGGCTGGATGTAAATTTAGAGGTGATTTTGAAGGAAAAATTAAATCTATTTTGGCCGAATTAGTAAAAACACCTAATGCCATTTTATTTGTTGATGAAGCCCATCAAGTTAGTGCAGGAGAAGGAAATTCTGGGAATGGGTTGGGTTTCGCCGCAATGTTAAAGCCTGAATTGAGTCGTGGTAGAATTAAGGTAATTGCCGCTACAACTTGGGAAGGATATCGAAAGACATTTGAAAAAGATTCAGCTCTAATGAGACGATTTAGGGTTGTAAAAATTGACGAGCCAACTATTGAGGAGTCTATTTTGATTCTTAACGGGTTGAAATCGGGCTTAGAAAAATTTCATAATTGCAAAATTGATAAAGAAGCAATTAAAACAGCAGTAGAACTTTCAGTAAAATATCAAAAAGATCGCCAATTGCCAGACAAGGCAATTGATATTATTGATGCCGCATGTGCAAGAAAGCAGGTCAACGAAGATAAAAATCGAAGTGTAAACAAGAAAGACATTATTTTGGAAATTACAGAATTAACTGGAATTCCAATAAAAGACGAAATTACCAGTGTATCTAAAAATATTTTAACTATTGGCGATGAACTAAAGTCAAAAGTATTCCATCAGGAAAAAGCAATTGACTCAGTTTATAAATCATTGGTTATTTCACAATCCGGATTACGAGATCCAAATCGGCCAATTGGATCATTTTTATTTACTGGTCCGTCGGGTGTTGGAAAATCTTTTGCCGCAAAGCAGATCGCGATTAGTATGAATATGCATTTTCTTAAATATGATATGAGTGAATATCAGGCAGAACATGCCATATCCTTACTTATTGGGGCACCTCCGGGATATAAGGGATTTGGTGACTCTGGATCTGGAGAAGGTAAACTAATCAATGATCTGATTAAATATCCCAATTCTGTACTTTTATTGGATGAAGTTGAAAAAGCAAATTCGAATATTTTTTCATTATTATTGCAAATGTTGGATGAAGGAACAATTACGAGTGCAGGTGGAAAAACAGCAGATTGTCGTAATACAATTATTATTATGTCTAGTAATTTAGGCAATAAAGAGTCAATGAAAAGCAAGTTAGGGTTTGATAATTCGTTAACTGGTAAAAGTGAAGCTGGTAAGGCAGTAGATTCATTTTTTCTGACTGAAATTCGAGGACGAATTACCGATATTATTGAGTTTAATAAATTAGATTCAATTAGTTATCGTAGAATTGTATTAGAAAAATTTAGCAAAATGGCTAACCTACTATTGGATAAAAAAGTAACTATTATTCCGACGGAAAATTTAATCACAAAAATTCTTGATATGAATAATGAAAAACAATATGGTGCCAGAAAAATTGATGGAATTGTAAATTCATTAGTTAAATACCCATTATCAATTGAATTATTACAAGGTAATATTATTAATGGTAGCAATGTGGTGATTGATTGGAAAGATAATGAACTTAGTATTTCTGCTGGGAATAAGGCGATAAATATAACCAGAAAAGAAAATATTTTAGAGGAGTAATTCACTTATGGCAAAATTGGTTTCAAACAAGGTAACACTTGAATTATCGACAATTATTAAAGATTTTGACGATGTTACCACAGCAGAAAAAATGTTGGAATTAACTAATGAACAAAAATTAACCTTGATTCAAACATTGGAAGCAATTATTTCGAATAATTCGGTGATTGTGGAGATTGCGTAATGTCAAAAAATGATTTTGGTTGTGTTATTATCGAGGGTCTAGATTATAGTGGTGGAATCGGTAATTCTCGCCGTAAATCAAATGTAATAACAGAACCAGTTAAAGGTCCTGGGTTGCAACCCAGGACCAATGGCCAGCAAACTATTCAAATTCAAACATCAAATTTTTCGGGAAATGTTATCATAGAAGCCACCTTGTCAAGAGATCCATTTCAAGGACCGTGGTCAGCGATACCATTAATTAATGGTATGAATGGTGAATCTGCAATTCAATTGACCTATATATATCCGATGTCGGTAGTTAATGTTCAAAATTCAGGACGAACTATTAAAACAAATAAAATTTATAATATTGTCGGTCAATATTCCTGGATTAGAGCAAATATTTCAAATATATCAAATGGAATTTTACAATCAATTAAAGTTGCTTAAATAAGTTTTTAAAATAAGGAAAAAATAATGAATATAACTCAAGAACAGGCTGATTTTCTTAGGAAGCAGCATTTACAAATTTCTATGCCTTGTTACGCGGGCATGATGTTCGCGGACACCTGCTCATCCCTTCTTCGATTTATGTTGTATGCTCAAAAAATTGGATTACCTGTATCGTTTGATCAGATGACAAACGAATCTCTTATTCCTCGGGGAAGAAATCATCTTGTTGCTAAATTTTTAGAGAATAAAACAACAACTCATTTAATGTTTATTGATAGCGATATTGGTTTTGAACCAGAATATATTTTTAAACTATTATTATACGATAAAGATATTGTTGGTGGACTCTATCCGAAAAAGAGTCTTCCGATTGATTTTGTAGTAAATATTTCACCGGAGCAAGTTAGTAACGAGGCGGATGCTAAAGGGCAAATTAAAACAGTAAATGGATTAGTTCCAATAACTCGATTAGGTACTGGTTTTATGATGATTAAACGGGAAGTGTTCAATAAAATGATTGCAGCTTATCCTCATACAAAATTTATTAATAATGTAGGTCTTGATCCAAAATTTAATCCTTTTTGCTATGCATTGTTTGATTGTTCAATTAGTCCAGACACACATGAATACCTTTCTGAAGATTGGGAATTTTGTGCACGATATCGTGCAATTGGTGGGGAAATTTTTGCCGATCCATCAATTCGATTGAATCATAATGGAACTTTTACTTTCCCGGGTGATCCAACAAATTTATATAGGTCAATGGGTTTAACTATTGAAACAAATCCACAATTGACACCTAAAATGGCCGTTAGACCTGATGAAATTAAAGATAAGGCATCTATGTTAGCATTAAAACCAGATTTGGAATCATTAACTGCTTATGAAAAATCCAAAACCGATGTAATTAAGATAGGAGAATAATTATGCCTAGTAAAAATGAGTTAAGATTTAGTTTAGAAAAATTTTTGAAAAGTAAGGTTGGTGAAGCTGAAATTTCTACATGCGGAGATAAATTTATTTCGGATTTATTTCGAACTGCTGATTTTAGTAATACTGATAACAATGTTCGTCTCGACGCAAGTAGGTTGATTACATCAATTTCTATGATAGATGAATAACTTCGATTTATATTAATGGAAAAAGACTGACAATTTTTGTCAGTCTTTTTCATGGAAAAGAAATAAATATAGATATGCGTATTGATGAATTAACTCGAAAAATTTATCTTGATTTAGATGGTGTATTGTGTGACTGCGCTCGAGCTGCGGCAGAATTCAACAATATTTCGGTTAAACAATTCACCGATGCAAAATGGGATAATGACTTTTGGATTAATGTTGTAAAAAATGCAAATTTAAAAGATTTTTTTGAAAATTTACATTGGGAATCTAATGGTAAAAAGTTAGTACAATTTCTTTTTGAAAATAATTTACAATTTGAAATTTTATCTAGCCCATGTTCATTTCCTAATACATCTTCCTGCATAAAAGGCAAAAAAATTTGGTTGCAAAAGCATGGATTGAGCAATATTCATGCAATATTTTCTTGTCATAAAGAAAAATACGCGGGTAATGGAAATATTTTGATTGATGATTTGCCTTTTAATATCTCAAAATGGAATTCTGCTGGTGGAATAGGAATTTTGCATAGTAATGACAATTATCAACGTACTTTTAAAATGCTCGGTGAAATATTTCCAAATCGATAAATATAATTGAGGTTATTTCATGCTGTTGAGTCAATTATTTGAAGATAAAGAGTATAAAACGGTTTGTATTTTTCCTGGTGGATTTCATATTTTATCGCCTGGACATTTGTATGTTTGGAAATATTTAAAGAAAAAATTTCCCGAAGCAGATTTATACGCTGCTAGCTCAAATAAAACAACTGAAAGACCATTTTCTTTTAAAGAAAAACAATTTTTGGCTTCACAAGCCGGAATTCCTCCCAATAAATTTGTTGAAGTGAGTAATCCTTATAGAGCTATTGAGATAACTCGAAATTATGATCCAACCAGTACAATTTTAATTTTTGGTTTATCATCTAAAGATAAAGATAGATTATCAAATCCCATTAAAAAAGATGGAACATTATCATATTTGCAAGAATTACCTAGTACGGCAACACCATTATCAACATTTGATAAACATGCTTATTATGTTATTGTTCCGTCAGTTAAATATAAAATTTTGGGGCAGGAAATTTCATCTGCTAGTAAAATACGTCAAATGTATATAGATGGTAATGAGAATGAACGATCTCAAATAATTAGAGAATTGTATCCTCGTTCAATGAAAGTTGATAAAATAAAAGAAATTCTCGATCGTGTACTTTTACAACCTAAAGAATTACATGAAAATGATTTGCCATGAAAATTTCAGAAATTAGGCAAAATTCGAAGATTATGTGGTCACACGAATTGGTTAAACCATTTGATGGATATTCAGCCTATAAACTTTCTGCATCGTTGGCGGGATATGGAGAGGTTGGAGTATTTATCGTGCAAATAAAAGATAATATTTGGAAACCATTTTATATTTTCATCGATAAAGATTTTCCGTATAAATCTTTGAAATTAATGTTGTTTAAAAAAATAATATCGATCGCTGGAAAAATGCATGGTAAATTCGGTAAGGAGTAAAAATGACACTAAAATATAAACAATTAAAACCCGGTAAAATGGTTGGATCTACATCATTCGTTAATAAAGAATTGCCGGTTAAAATTAACAAAAAATTTTCAGAGAATTATTTTGATTTGCCAAAAAGTCAACAATTAATTTTTCGTAAAATGTGTCATTTTATTAAAATTAATTGTAGTCAATTTCTTAAATCGATTAAAAAAGCAAATAAATTTTTATATCGGGGAACATATAATTCATCAAATGTTTTTATGGGAAATCCTAGGAAGGACAGAAAACCTTCAGATACCAACATTTTTGTTCAAAAAGATATAGATACCTTGCTAACAATTGGTGGATTTACTGCTTTGAGATCAAATAGTATTTTTTGCACAGGTGATTATGAACAAGCAGAAAGTTATGGAGAGGTTTATATTATTTTTCCTATCAATGGTTTTTCTTTTACGTGGGGTAATAACAGTGATTGGATACCCACAGATGATGATATTTTAGATAGTAATATTTATTTTAAGAAGCTATGTATTAAATTAAATCGATTGGCCCATCTAGTCGATTTTATTGATATTCCATCGAAAAAAGATAATGATCTTAAGGATGAAATAATTGACGCATGTTATAACGCTGACCGATTTGATTATACTTCCGTTTTAAATAATATTGATAAAAATATAAAAATTTTGAAGATAAGATTAAAGCAAGCTGATTTACTTGTTAAAAAATACTCAAATATAAATTCTACATATAGAGATTTACGATCTGTTATTGACAAATTAATAGTTTTGACACTGAATAAAAAAATTATTGCAAAAAATTTTTGTAATAAATATGAATTCTCAAAAACTAATTTATCGAAAGCTGTTAAGTCTGAAAATGAAATTTATATCAGCGGTCAATATATAGCTGTAAAATCAGAAGTATACGAAGAGATGTTAATGGAAGTTTTCAAAATAGGAGTGAAATGAAAAATTTAGAAGAAGCGTTAAAAATTGCTGTCGGCACAGAATTTCATTGGACTGCAAAAGTTCATCTTGCACATTTTAATATTACTGGACCAAGATTTTATGAAATTCATAAATTGTTAGAATTAATTTATAAGTCTGGTGAAGATAGTTTTGATGGTATTGGCGAGGAATTACGTGCTTTGGATATTTTCGCACCTTCAGATCCAACTAGATTGTTAGAATTATCAGTTTTACCGGTTCAACAGATGATTTTGCCCGCACAAGAAATGATTCATGAATTGTTATTAGATAATGATCGTTTAATAAAAACTTTAGAAACGGTAAATGCATTGTCAAATGAGCATCTCGGATTGCAAAATTTTGTTCAGGGATTAATAGATATCCAAGAAAAGTATGCCTGGTTTCTTAGAAGCACAATTAAAGGTAGGTAAATGAAAGCATCGGAAATACTAACTCATCCATTAAAACAAGATGATCCTGAATCATTTCGAAGGAATTTTAAAGGATTGTGGGAAACAATTGAAAATAATTGTTCAGATGCTTTGAAAAGTTATCATGATGCCGGAACTATGTTATATCGCGGAGTTAATGTTTCTAAACCAATAAAATCTTTTCTTGGTCAGAATCGAGATCAACGCAATGTGGTTTCGGGGTCAAATCCAGTTATTGGGAAAATTTGTGATTTATTAATGAAAGAGGCTGGATTTAAGGCATTACGTGGGTCAAGTATTTTTTGTGGTTCAAAATATGAGGCAGCACGTTGGGGAAGAGTACTTTATAATATTTTTCCAATTAATGGTTTTTCATTTGCTTATTCATTAAATCATACCGGATGTTCTGCAGGTAGTTATCGTTATAGTGATTTACTTTATGAAAAAATTAAAAAGTATTACGAGTCTGATTTGATTAATGCTAAATTTCCGTTAACGAAAAGTCAACTTAAACTAGTGTCACAACAATTTGTTGACGATAACCAAATGAATCAGACTGATTTAATTCCAGCTTTGCAATATGGCAAAGATGTTTGGATAACAGGCAGATATATTGCATTGCATTCAGCAACATATAATGCTGCATTTTCTAAAAAGGTGTTAGGATGAGATTAAAAGAAATAATTAGAGAAGAAGGATCATGTGGTACAAGTTCTGGTTCTATTGCAACCGTAAATACACCTTTGGGTTCTAATAGCCCAAAAGATGGGCAATTTTTTGGCGGAAATCCAAATAGTTCAATCTATACTCCTATTAAGAAAAATAGGAAGAAAAGAAAATCTGTTGTAAAATAGGGGTTTTCATATGAAAAAGAAAAATAAAAAATCAGTACTCGTTTCTAATAAACCATTTAGAGAACCCAATGTTTTGGGGCCAACAGATAAAGTAAATTCAATGGGACAAATTTTGGGGGCCCCGGAAAAATATCCAACGCCCTTAAATAAAAAATTTGTTGGCTGCTCGAAAGATAGTTCTACATCTAATGAAATTCTTAGAGAAGATGAATTAAATTATAATGAATTTACAAATGCTTCTAAAGCAGTAGATAAAAAATGTCCAGTCTGCGGAATTTCATTTAAAAATATTCATTCCAAAAGTCAAAAATTTTGTTCAAGAGAATGTGATAGCAAAGGCAGAATTTTGCAAAAATTAGAAGAAGCATGGAATAACCAGACTAAAAAAGCTGGATTTATTCCATATTTTAAAGATAATAATGGTATTATTAGAATGATGTTTGTAATGTCATCTGATTCTGCATATGGAGGAAGCAGATTTCAACTTGCCAAAGGTCATATTGATAAAGGGGAATCGGGGCTAGTTGCCGCATTAAGAGAAGCAAATGAAGAATGTGGGCTTAAACAATCAAATTTGATTTTGTCAACTGTAAAGGTTGGATGGAAAGGGGAAATTCATGGAAATATAGAAAAAAGTGAAATGGTTATTTATATTGGCGAAGTTAATGATCCAATAGATTTTGATAAACCAGGTTATGAAGTTAGTAAAACAAAATGGATGACGTCTGATGAATTTTTTGCATATGGAAGAAAAAGTCAGATTAATATTGTTAAATTTTGTGCAGGTAGAATCCAATGAGATTGAATGAAATTGATAATTCATTAATGGATCATGATATTAAAATAGTTGAAACTATTAAAAAGAATTGTTCGGATAGTTTATCGATTTTTATCGAAAATAAAAGTATTTTATATCGAGGAATTAAAAGGCAGGATACGTATTTCACCGGGGAATCTCCGGTTAATAGAATTCCTGTGGACACGCCTAAATTTTTGTCATTTGTCATCGATGATAAATTAGAATCTTGTGGATTTAATGCATTACGATCAAATAGTATTTTTTGCACGAGTAATATTAATCATGCGAGTGCATATAGTTATACTCCTAATAGTTTGTACGTAATTTTTCCTATTAATGGATTTGATTATAGCTATTGTAAATATAACGATCTAACTGAAGAAATAGAATGGAATACCGCTGAAATTCAAAATATGTCGACAAAAGAATTTATCCGTAATTTTGGATTTAAAGATATTAATTTGGGGTTTGGATTATGTAATGGAGTGGAAGTTTATATTCACGGAAAATATATTGCTGTACAAAAGAAATCTTTTTCTGATTATTGGCTCTACGAACATTTGGGAATTAATTTATGAGCCTTTATGAAATAATTGAACCAGAAATAGATTTTATTTCTGTTATAGAAAATAATTGTAAAGAAATTATGGAAGATTATCGATTTGCTAATAAATATCTTTTTCGTGGAATAAAACGGATTGATTCGATAATCTTAGGTGAATCTCCGACTAATAGAAAACCAGTTGATATGAATATACGAATTCAAAGTAAAATAGATGATAATTTAAAAAATAGTGGATTTAAGGCATTACGATCAAATAGTATATTTTGTTCATCCTCTTATTCTACCGCAAAATATTATGGTTATGATAATCCATATATTATTTTTCCTTTTGATGGATTTGACTTTACATATGCTAATGGAATTACTGATTTTTTCGAGCAAGTGGGTTTGACAGGTAATATATGGTTCGAATTGGAAGATTTAAATTTTGTTTCTAATTTTGGATTTGAAAAAACTAATTTGCCACTGGCATTAGATAAGTGTTACGAAGTTTATATTCACGGAAAATATATTGCTGTAAAATGCACGGCAAAAAATACGTCCTTAATGGAAAAATTATTGGGAATTAATGTTCAAAATAAATAATTGCTTTAATAGTTATAATCATGTTATAATTAATTTTGAGGAGAATTAACATGTCTTTACCCGCAACATATGGACCATCAGAAGTTCAAAAGTTAAAAGATTTAGTATTTGAAGGTGTTAAGTGTCTTGACGAGATTCAAACTCTTAGAGAAGGATTATCGGATACGGTAAATGCTATCGCAGATGAACTAGAAATTCCGGCTAAATTATTGCGTAAGGTAATTACAACCGCGCAAAAAGGTAATTTTAAAGATCACGAAGAAGAGTTATCGGATCTTGAACGTCTATTAGACTCAATCGGTAGAAAATAATTAATAATTTAGATGTGAAATAGGAGTTCAATATTGGGTTACGTATCTGCTCGGCTTGATAAAAAAACGGAAATGGTTGACGTTGTAGAGAGAACTAACGGAAAAAGAATTTTTAATTCTTATCCGATTGATTATGGATTTTATATAGATGATCCGAATGGAAAGTTTATAACCATTTATAATACGCCTGTAACAAAAATTACGCCAAAATCGTCATCGGAATTTTATAAAGAATTGGCAATTTTAAAAGGCAAGAGATTATGGGAATCAGATATTAATCCGATCTTTAAAATTCTGGCAAAACATTATAAAGGTCAAAAAACAGAATTATTACATATTGGATATTTAGATATCGAAGTTGATTTTAAAAAATATAAATATTCACTTGATCATAAGGTTAAAATACGGAGAAAAAAATAATTTTTTGATATTGAGGCTAAATACAATTAAGTAGGAGGGCGGATGAATTATCAAAAAATTTACAATCAATTAATTAAATCGCGAATTAATCAACTGAAAATAAGTAATTTTATCGTCGAACATCATCATATAATCCCTAGAAGTTTTGGTGGAAAAGATATACCTGAAAATTTAGTATACTTATCGCTTAAAGAACATTTCTTCGCACATTTATTGTTATACAAAATATATAAAAATGATCGAGTAAAATCTGCAAAAATGGCCGCCGCGTTAAGAAGGATGATTCAATCCAAAAAATTTTTGATATCCAGTAATCATTATGTTATCGCGCGTACTGCTTGGACAGAAAATCATCCAAGCAGATTGGCTGAAGTTAAAACAAAAATAAAAAATTCGATACACCGACGCAGATTAGTTGATGGTTGGCATATAATATTATGCGCATGTGGGTGTGGTAAGGAAGTTGCATTAGCTAAGAATGCAGATGATAAAAAAAATAAGAAGCGATATTGTACTAATCATAAGCCATTATATGCGTGTGCTTGTGGATGCGGCGAATTAGTGACGCTACCTAGAAATGTTCGCATACCAGGACATCATAAAAAGGTGAAATGTGCTTGCGGATGCGGCAACGATACATATAGGGAAGTTAATATTAATTATATTCAACCTAAAACTTATTGCAATGGCCATCAACCACAAAGTGTACGTGATAGACAAAGTAATAGCCTTCATATTACACTTATGAATATGAATAAAACTGATATGACAACCAGGATTAAAAATTCTTGGGGTAAATCAGATAAAAAGAAACGATCGGATGCCATTAGACGGGGAAAAGGGTCTAAATATCAAATTCAATTTGTAGATGGAAAAATACAAGAATTTTGGTCATATGATGATGTTTTTATGATAACTGGATATACATACGATCATATTAAATACCGAATTAAACGATATTGTGGCCTTCTTAAATCAGGAGCAACCGTAACAGTAATATTTAAATATACAGGTAAATTAAAAAATGAATGAACAAATAATTGATGTATGGCAGTTATCTAAACTTTCAAACATATCGTTATATGAAGTATATGATGAAGAAAAAAAACAATGGGTTGCGCCTGCAGAATCGTGTTATTTAGAACAAGGAGCGGGATACGCTCCGATTGATGATCCATTTAATGCAATTACTTCAATAACAGTATATCTTAATTGGTTAAATCAATTAATTACGTTGGCTATTCCCCCAAAAACATTAAACTTAGATCAAGCCCAAGAAATTGGTTCTAAATTTGATAATACATTTATTTTCGGAACAGAATCAGAAATGTTGAATACATTTCTTGATCTTATTGAAGATTGTGATGTTATTTCAGGTTGGAATAGCGAAGGCTTCGATTTGCCATATATTGTTAATCGTATTGCTAGAATAATGAGTAAAGATGATACTCGGAGATTATGCCTTTGGGGTGAACGCCCGAAAGTTAAAAAAGTTGAAAAATACGGCAAAGAAATTTCAACCTATGAATTGGTCGGTAGAGTTCATCTCGATCTTATGTCTGCATATATTAAGTTTTCGGAAGGAGAACGGCATAGTTATGCATTAAATGCTATTGCTGAACTTGAATTAAATTCTCATAAGACCCCATATGAAGGATCATTAGATACATTATATAATAATGATTTTGAAAAGTTTTTAGAATATAATAGACAAGATGTAATGCTATTATTTCAGCTAGAAAACAAATTGGGATATTTGGCATTATTATATCAGCTTACGCAAGATGCAACGGTATTACTACCAACCGCCATGGGTACGGTACAGATGGTAGATAATGCCATTGTAAATCGGGCTCATGATTTGGGAATGATTGTTCCAAATAAAAAGAAACATATTGATAATTTAGAAGAAGATGCTGCCGCGGGAGCATATGTGGCGTATCCCAAAGTTGGGTTGCACGATTGGGTAGGAGTCATTGATATTAATTCACTTTATCCTTCAACTATTCGCGCATTAAATATGGGAATAGAAACAATTGTCGGGCAAATTCGGCCGATTCTAACTGATTCTTTTATTAAAGAAAAAATGAAAATAAAAGGAATGACGATTTCGCATTCATGGGAGGAGCAATTCGGGACGCAAGAATATCAGGCTGTTATGGCTCAAAAACCTGGTATTGACATTACTATTGATTGGGAAGAAAACGGAAAGAGTGATACTTTAACCACAAAACAATGCCATGATTTGATTTTTAATAGTGGAAAAAAATGGATGTTAAGCGGAAACGGAACAATTTTTTCGTACGAAAGAATGGCAATTATTCCGGATGTTTTAACTCATTGGTATAAGGAAAGAAAAACTTTTCAAAAGAAAAAGGCTGATTCAATCAACGATGAAGATAAAGGTCATTATGAAAGATTGCAAAAAGCGGCAAAAACACGATTAAATGCGACTTATGGATCGCTGTTAAGTCCGTCTTTTAGATTTCATGATAAGAGAGTGGGCCAATCGGTAACATTATCTGGTCGTATTATTGCAAAGCATATGAATTCTTTTATTAATGAAAGTATAACAGGGGTATATGATTATAAAGGTGATTCAATCGAATATGTCGACACCGATTCGAGTCAGTTTTCTGCTTGGCCTGTAATTAAACCATTGGTAGAATCTGGGCAAATGGAATGGAATCGAGAAATTGCTGTTAAACTTTATCTAGCATTAGGAGATAAGGTAAATGAATCTTTTACGCCTTTTATGGCAAAAGCGTTTAATTGTTCAAATGAATATGGATCATTAATTCATGCATCATGCGAGTCCGTAGCTACAAAAGCTCTATATATAACGAAAAAAAGATATGCAATGACGATTTATTATTTAGATGGTAAATGGTACCCGGAAGATAAGCCTAAATTAAAAGCAATGGGATTGGACCTGAAAAGAAGCGATACACCGGAAATTTGTCAAAAATTTCTAAGTGAAATTTTAATCGATATGCTGAAAGGTGGAACAGATGATGATCTAGTTAAAAAAATTAATGATTTCCGTGACCAATTTAAAATGTTGCCATTACATGAACAAGGGACTCCAAAAAGAGTTAATAAACTTACATTTTATGATGAACAAATTAAACATGGTAAAGGTAATCGTGTGCCGGGTCATGTTCGGGCGGCAATTAATTGGAACAATTTGAGAAAATTAAGTGGTGATAATGTGCATTCATCGATTACGGACGGAATGAAAATTCTAGTTTGCCCTCTTAAACCTAATCAATGGGATATGACTTCAATTGCTTATCCCATTGATGAAGCGCATTTACCGGAGTGGTTCACTAAATTACCGTTTGATACTGATTCCATGATTGCCGCAGTTGTTGACAAAAAAATCTCAAATCTTTTTGGAAAACTTCCCCAATGGAAGAGTATTGAGGAACGGACGAGGAAAATCAATTCATTCAATGATTTTTTCGATTAATTATTGACACAACTCATATAACTTGCTATAATTAATTATAAACATTCGAAGTAACCCATAAGGATAATATTATATGATTGACGAATTACGCGAGATTTTATCAGCAACACATAAACTAGGATTTTTACCAATTGTTAAGATTGTAGGTACACCAGCAACTACCGAATTACATTCAATCGCTCCGGATAAGAGTGTAGTGCTTGATTCAAATTTAATTCAGCCGGTTGCTGATTTTGATGGTATTTTTGGATTACATGACCTTGGACGATTGGATATTATCCTGAATATTCCTGAATATAAAGATAATGCTTTTGTAACGGTAACTAAATTAGATGTAAATGGACGAAAGGTTCCCACAGGTATTTCATTTGAAAATGCAAATCGTGATTTTCGCAATGATTTTCGTCTAATGTCCCAGGATGTTGTTGAATCGCAAGTTCCGTTTCGTAATAGAAAAGATATTCAATGGGATGTAACTATTCAACCAACGGTAAATGCTATTCAACGTCTTAAATATCAATCTCAGGCAGCAGGTTCAACTGAAGGAACATTTTCTGCTCGTACAGATAAAGGGAATTTGTTATTTTCTTTGGGCGACCATTCTTCACATACCGGTGAATTTTTATTTGCAGATAATGTAAATGGACAATTAAAAACTCCTCGTGAATGGCCATTAATGCAAGTACAGGCTATTCTAAATATGAATGGTGATAAAGTTCTTAAGATTTCTGATTTAGGTGCAATGGAAATTTCAGTAACAACTGGACTAGCGGTTCACCAGTTTACTGTTTTGAGTTCGGCAAAATAATTAAAATAGGTGTAACATATAATTTGTATGAGGTATTAAATGCGAATTAAAACAGTATCTAATGGGACTATACGAAATCGGGAGAAGTTTACTTTTCTCCCGATTTATGATCCACCAACAGGAACGTTAGCTTGGTTTGAACGGGGTATTATACATGAAGAGTATTTTAAATATGCGCAAGGTGGTGGATTTTGGAGAATAATCAAGATAACCACAAAAAACAAGAGCAAATAGTGGATGTAAATATTCCACAGCACAATATCGATTTAGAACTTTTTGATCCCAAAACCAAATTAGCAAAATATGCGGTATATCTTCCAGCACTTTCGACATTTTTTGCAAAATATATTGGTCGTCAACGATATAAATTACGTGGATATATTGAAGATGCGAGAATTCCTAAATTATTCAATAATGGAATTGAAGGATTAAATTGGCTCAATAAAAAAGAAGGATATTTTTATTATTCATCTTTTCTTTATTCTGCCGGCCATGCTGATTTAACTTGTCAAAGTGAATCTGAGGCAATGATTTTTCAGCGTGATAAAAAAAATACTATGTGCTTGTGTGATTCGGGTGGATTTCAAATTGGAAAAGGGGTTTGGTCAGCAGATTGGAAAGATCCCAATTGTCCCAAAGCATTAGAAAAAAGACAGCAAGTTTTAAATTTTGCCGAAATGACCGGTGATTATTGTATGACGTTGGATGTTCCCCCTTGGATTTGCAAAACTGAAAAAGCTAAACTCGCATCTGGTATTAATTCTTACGCAGATGCAGTTAATGCAACACAAATAAACAATGAATATTTTATTAAAAATCGTCAAGGTAATTGCAAATTTTTAAATGTTTTGCAGGGAAATACTCACACAGAAGCCGAAGATTGGTATTCTCGGATGAAACAATATTGCGATCCCAAAAAATATGAAAACCCATTTAATGGGTGGTCATATGGTAGTCAGACATCTGCCGATCCACATTTGGCTTTAAAAATGTTAGTTCAACAACGTTTTGACGGGTTGTTAGAAGAAGGAATTCATGATTGGGTTCATTTTCTCGGTAACAGTAATCTTGAATGGAGTTTATTATTATCGGATGTTCAACGTTCGATTAGAAAATATCATAATCCAAAATTAACTATTAGTTATGATTGTGCAACACCATTTTTATCGACAACTTTTGCAACGATTTATTATAAATTATTTGATTTTACCAAGGATGATTGGACGTTTTTTGTTTCTCCAAGTATTGATGATAAAAAATATGCCTCTGATATGCGATCTTTAAAAGATATTTTAGAGCAAGATGGAATATTTGATCAATTTATTGATAGTCCGATCAGCGCCCGATTGACTGGTCATGATATTTGTCCATATGGTCCTGGTATGTTAAATAAATTGGGAAAAATAGGAAGAACTTCTTGGGATAGTCCGAGTTATGCCCTCCAAATGGCCCACAATGTATGGATGCATATAATGACAGTAATAGAAAGTAACAAAAAATACGACTCGGGAGTTTATCCGGCAGCATTAACTACTCGCTCTCATGGTAAAAAGAATATGTTATACTATGATAGAAGTTTTTGCAAAGATATAATTGATGATATTTTTGCAACCAGCGATTACGATAAAGCAATGAAATTAATTGAACATTATTCTAAATATTGGATGCAATTTTCTGGAACACCAAGTCGAAATATTGGTCCCAAATCAAAAAACTCATTAACAGCATTCGACAATATATTTTCGTAACAATTAAGGGAATTAATATAATGACAACAGAAAAAAATGTAGAAATATCTAAAAAAATTAAAGATAGAATTAATCAAGCATCCGCGGATTTTAAATCTACAGATAATATTAGTAAGTTTATTGCTCCCGGAGAAATTGATCTTCTTGCGGAAGAAGTTGCTAATAAAATGGAAAGTGTTTTGGAGAGTTTAATTATTGATACAGAACACGATCATAATACCAGAGAAACTGCTAACCGTATTGCAAAAATGTATATTAAAGAAATCTTTAGTGGACGATATTTACCTGAGCCAGAGGTTACTAGCTTTCCAAACACAAAAAGATTAGACCAAATGTTTGTCACGGGTCCAATTACCATTCGTTCGGTTTGTGCTCACCATTTTCAAAATATTTCAGGTGTCGCATATATAGGTGTTTTCCCTGGATCCGATGTTATTGGACTTAGTAAA